GTTAAAAAATTCAGTTTTGATTTCTTTTTAAGCAGCAGCCTATACAAGATCGCGATTGGTATAGGAATTTCATTACCCGAATTAACGGAATTATAAAAACCAGCTTCTCCACTCCATATGCCTTTGATTACAGCGTTATCTTTTAAACTGTATTCACCGTATTTATTAGCTGGGTAACGGCTGGTACTACTATCAGTACTTTTGTCATACGACCTAGTTAATGCAATAACAATGTCGTCAAATATATCACTTTCAACATCATGATTAACCCCTTTCTCAATAAAACTAGTTATCATATCTCTAAGAACATCTAAATTAAATTTAACTTTTTTACCTGTTACAAGAAAAGCTCCATTAAAACCACTATCAGATGCTGGTGTGCCCAAATATATAATCTTGCCACTGCTTTTGTCACCTACCTCATATTCTGGAACACTTATATTAGCTGGGTCTTGTCTCTTATTACTGGCGTTTTCCAACGTATCCAAAATATTATTCAAATAATCTTCAAACGCTTTCATATCTTTTTGGTTTTGTTCACTAATTTCTGTAGAGTTTTGTACCATTCCTGATACTGTGTTACTTGCTCGTTCCATTTCTTCAACCGATGTTAAATACATTTCTTCAAGTCGTAGGTGAGCATTCGTACTTGTGAGGATGTTTTTTGATTCTTTATAATTTTTTACCAATTGTTGTATTTCGGTTTTATAACCATTATACTCTTGTTCAAAAGCACGTATTACGCCATTTAAATCGCAACTAGTTGGCGGAGTAAAACTAATAATTTGGGTTTCAAGCTTCTGTGGAGCGTTGGTGTTAATATTTGGTAAACTAGTTAATTCTGTAGCGGTGATTTTACAATTTTTAATATCGTTTATGTTTGTAATGTATTGCTGATGTGTACCACTTATGTTCCCTTGTATGTTGTTTATTTCAGAAGCTTTAGTACTCAGACTTCCTTTAATCTTTTGTTGTTCTTTGTTTGCCTCATCACGCAATTTTTGTGTTACGGTAACTTTATCCCGAATTTCTTTTGCGTGAAGTTTAATGGCTTTGCTAATATCTATCAATATTTTACTTTTTCCGTAACCTCCATGATGCATTTGGTTAGGGTCAGTGTCGGTTAATTTAGAAGCATAATCATTACCTAACAATTCTTTTTTCTCTTCAGGGTCAACGCTGTATTCGTTTATTTTATCAATATCAATATATTTGACATCTCCATCCCGCAATCTTTGTTTTAAATAAATTTGGTATGCAAAATTCGTTTCAGATACTTCTGTCCTTTCTTTATGTTCAAGATTACCAATAAAATTACTTATGTTTTTTTTAATTACGTCTTTCGTATATGTTGTAGTTGGGTCATTCAAAAAACTCATAATTCCATCTTGATTAAGCCCTTTAAAATAATCTTTAAATGCGTTTTGTAACATTACCCATTCGCCATAGCCTAAATTTTTTTTTAAAGTTTCGCTTAATCGGCCTTCTTCAAATGTTATGGAATCCTCTTTATTCAACGACTGTATTAACTCGTCAATAACTTTACCTTCATATCCTAGTTTAGCAAATCCATCTTTTGTCATGGTGATATCGTTTCCACCGATTTGATGTATCTCATAACCGCCTTCACCGTTATCATATACGTTTGCCACTTCTTTCGCCGATTCATAATAAAAATTTTTAGAAGGGTCTCGTTCACTTTTAATGGTCTGAAAATTAATCAATGTCTCATTTGTTCCACATGTAAATTTATTTTCCACACCCGCAAAATCACCAATAATTAAATTTAACGTTTCTTCGTGGTCGTCCTCATTTTTATGTTTATCCAAATATATTTGGTCTCTTAGTCTTTCTTCCATGGTTGTATTTCTTAAATATTCTGATCCTTTTATGATACTTTTTAAGTCACTCATTTTACGTTTTAGTTTAATATACACTAACGTATGACTTCGTGAACTATTTACGTTGTTTGTAGTGGCTTTTACCAACCTATCTGTATCTACTAGATGTATCATAACTTGGGCTAACGTGCTTTTTGTATCAAAATCCGTGCTATTTTTGGACGGTTGTTCATTAACAGTTGTCTTGGTAGAAGTGTTTATATCGGTTGGGTCTTTAATGGTGGGTTTAATGTTAGGGTTATCAGCACGTTGTTTTAGTTGTTGTTGTTGTTGTTGTTGTTGTTGTTTTAGTTTTTCATTAAAACTTTGGGATGTCAGAGTGTTTTTTTTTCCATTGTGAGTTTTTGGTAATGATGTTTGTTCATGTTCCGATATTAAAGGATTATTATTTTTGAAATCATCAATAAGAAAGTCTTGAATAACTTCCTTTTCTTTTCTTTTAATTCCTAAATCGTTATAAATTTGTTCTTCTATTTTATTACTCACTACCGATGGATAAGTGCTAACCATTGCAGGTGGGTCAACCGTACCTCCTTCTTGACCTTTTGGGTCTTCAATACGATAAAGATGTAAATTTGGATGTTTATACGTAATATTTTCCTCGTTATCGCCCACATGTGTAAACAAAAATTCATTATTATCACCGTACTTAAAATTCAATACATTATGACTTCCGTTACCAGGAACTGTTTTGGCAGACGGAACTTTAACCACGGTGATTTTAGGGGCCTCTGTAATTTCATTACCGGTTTGGTCATAATGTTGGGTATCGTAATATTCTTCCGAGCATAATTCAATATTGGTAAACCCTTTTTTGGCCAATATATTACAAACATGAATAAGAATTCCATTTTTACTTTCATTAGTCCCTTTTTTAAAATAAATTAATGATGACGTTTTACCGGCTCCACTTGCACCATAACCCAATACAAAAACCGGTTTGTGTTGCAATAAGCGTCGTACTATATCATCCATTTGTTCTGCCACTTCGCGATTTTGCAAACTAGGATTAAATATTTTGGTAAACTTGCCAAACATGTAGTTATGGTCGTATTTTGGAAATACAAGATTTTTGGTATGGTCGTGTTCATAAAACAAACGTGTTGGATACGTTTTCAGTTGGTCACGTATCATATATGTGATTTCGTCTTGTAATGAATATTGGCGGTTGCCTTTGGATGCGTCATAATACTCTTCATTCATTTTAAATTTTTCAACTTCATTTGATATTGTATATTTTATAATAGGATGATAATGGCTAGACTCATTATTTGTATTTTGTGTTGCTTGTTCAACCTCATCATAATATTTCCGGTCATCGTCGTTGTATTTTACCAATAGAGTATTATTGTAGTCAATGTCCGAATAAATGAACCGTATTGTATTCAATTTGCCACTCACGTTATTCATTGAACCCATCATATTTTCAGTTACCCGATTGACAAATATATTGAAACGTGCGTTGTAATTGTGAATGTCGTCTGAACGGAACTTGATATAGGATAAGAAATTGTCTTTTACGACATCGTCAATAAAATAGTCAATACGTTTAATAAATTTAGGGTGCTGATATTCAAACAAATGAATTAATTTTTTAACATGGACAAATTCGGAAATAATATTTCGCATCATCGTTGAAAAGAAACGCATTTTCACAAACATACCACTGTCCCCTTTTTTAGAGAAAAAGTCCGTATAATTATCAAATATGGCGCCCATAAAATGAAACACATTGACTTTACTAAATTTTTTGCCTTCTAAATTGTTTGGGTGTTGTAAAAAGTAATATCTTTCTTTATAGTTCTCTCCATTTTGTTCTAACCTAGTGGCTGAAGTATGATAACGTAAGTGTTTAATTAAACGCCTAGAATGTTCAGTCATCACTGTCATTTCTAGTGAACTGACAAAATTGCAAAACACGTCTGGGTCTTTGTATACCAGATTCAAATATGCCTTTTTAATATGTTTCAAATTATAATTATTGACCCCTTTAACCGTTCCATACATCTTATTACCACCACCTTTAATAATGGCATCTTTTGCATCCGCTTGACATAATACAGAACCACCTTTTCTTCTTCTTCTTGAAGCTGTAATTTTACTTTGCAATAATCTAATAATACTATCAAGACGTTTTTGGTCGGTTGAAATAAGTTCTTTTTTCAAATTTTTAAAATCCTTTATTAGACCATCATAAAATGCCGCATTGTTTCTGTTGTTAAAATGTCCTAACATTAACATTGACTTATCCCTCATTTTTTGAAACGTATTGGAAGATACGTTTAGGTCCTGGCTGTTATCCATGGCATATTGTGCATATTTTTTTTGTTTTTCATAATAGCCTGTATAATCTCCATCTAACGCAGCAGATATACGGTCCTTGTTTAATGTTTCAAATGCCTCTAATTTATGTGCGTTATTACTATTTTTACTTTTTTTTTTGTTTATAGCAGATGTACCAAATTTCATAATGTCAAAGAAATTCGTATTTTTTTTATCGTTTTCACGTAATTGTTGAGTATAATAAGTTATTACACCGTCCACATATTGTTTATCCTGACTGCCTCCATTCATGTTATCTCGTAGTTGATTATAAAATTTTATAACGCGTCTGTAATAACCACTTCTATCTTCATTACGCGCGTTGAGCGTGTCATGAAAATAGTTAAACTCGTTATTTAAGTCTGGTTCTTCTTTTTTGTTAATTAGAAGAATGTTTAAGTTATCAAGTTTAATCTTCCGTATTTTTTTTTCAAGTTCAAAATATGTTTTTACCATATAAGTGTTTGTATCCTCGCCTTTCGTATTGCGACCAAATTTCGCATAATTAGCTTCTCTAACAAGGTCATTTATCTTTTCGTTTAACTGGTCTTTTTTACTATTTTCATCATTTAACAGTGCTTCCTGTGCTTGCCGTGCTTTATCTTCCTGTGCTTGCCGTGCTTTATCTTCCTGTGCTTGCCGTTCTTCCTCTGCTTTCCGTGCTTCCTGTTCTTGCAGTGCTTGCTGTGCTTTCCGTACTTCCTGTTCTTGCAGTGCTTTAATTTGTGCTTCGTTAGCCTGATTGAGTTTTTTACTTTCTTCAAGAGCTTTCCTCAATGTAGTGATTTCATTTGAAACCTCTTGAACTGCTTTGCTTTGTTCGTTAATGTCATTTGAAATTCCCGGTGTTTCTTTTTGAATTTTTTCAAAAAACGCTTTAAGACCTTCCGTAATATCAACCTGACTATTACTTTGTTTCACAATTTCCTGTATTTCTGTCAATTCTTCTTTTGTTAATTCACTTTGATTCGCCACTTTTTCCAATAATTCTTTATTTTTTCTTTCATTTTCAGTTGACGCCTCAAGCTGTTGAGTTGCGCTTTTCAATACTGTATTATTTTGTTTTTCAGCATCTAATATTTTGTTTTTTGCTTCACTCATTCCACGTATCACTTCTTTGTTAATTTGAGTTGTTCTGTCTGACAAGCCTTTTCTCACTCCTACTGCTTCAATTTGTTTCAGTAGCATATTATTATTGTTCATTGATTTATCATAAAACGTCTTAAATATGTTTTGTTGTTCTTCTGTGAAAAGGTTTTGTTTCTTTTCTATTAGACCTTGTAAATAGTTTAATTTGCCTCCATAATCCTTAATTTCTTGCTGATATTTTTCTAGCATTTTACTATTAAAATCTACTCTTTGTTTTATTCGGGCTTCTAATGCTGTGTTATCGTCTATTAATCTTTGAGCTTCATAGTGCAACGACATAGTTTTAAATTCATTGTTTTTTTCAGCCGACTCTTTTACATTTCTAAACAATCTTTCGTCTTCTTCTAATTTTTCTGCATATTCTTTCGTTTTTTTATCGTTTTCTTTTTTATTTGCATCTGTATCATTTTTCAACATGTCTGCCAAATAATCCAAATTGTCTTTATAATCAGAAGGCTTACTATTTTGATAAACTTCATACAAGTCAATGTATTTTTTACCATATTCCTCATTATCTTTTTCCGCTTGGTCATCAATCGTATTTGTATAGTCTAAATCATGGGGCAAAATATGGTCGTCTTCTATATTACCACCACCACCACCGGCAAAAATACCTTCATCCGACTTAATATTTGCACGTTTTAAATTATTTTCGGGAACTTTTGCGTCAGACCTATACATAAATTCAGAAGTATTTATAAAAATCAATTTAAAATTGTCTTTATTGACACCATTTAATTTATAAATCAAAGGATGATAACGAATCTTATTAAATACGTGCATAAATTCATCCACCAAAAATAAAAAATTACTGTATCCAATGTCCTTTTTCATGTCAATGTTAAGCATGTTAATTTGACTTTTATCTCGTAATCCGCTTATGGTGTTGTATTTTTCTTCAAACGGCACCACCTTATAAAAATCCTTTTTCTCAGCATTATTATTGTCGTACGATACAGATTGCCTTAGGAATTCATTCATATAATGGCAATCGTACAATACGTTCATCGCACTGAAAAAGTTCATGTAATGGTTTCCTAGCAACTCAATGTGTTTATTTGGTTTTACACCCGCGGTATCTAAACTATGGACCTCCAATAAACCTTTTTGTCTATTAATAAGTTTAATTTCAGAAGTATCGTTTTTAAATTTATTGCGTATTTCTAGTGTTTGGTCATTGAAAAAATCAACCAAATCTTTAATCGCATTATTGATATAGTTTCCACTGTCGGTATATTTCTCTTTATTCTGTGGTTTTTCATAATCATTAATCATTTCTGTAAAATCATGTCTCCATTTTTCCTTTTTTATGTCAAAGTCGCGCAATTTCTCATCCAACCTTTTTTCATCTTCAATGCTGGCATTAAACAACAACTCATTTAAAAGGTTGGAAAATTGATTTCTCATGTCACCTATTTTATTAATGAAATATACCGTGTTTTGCTTTGTATTGCGCATAAAACTATTTATCACTTCAACCGGTTGGATTTTATCCAAAATTTTGGTAACTTGACTGTCGTAATAATTCAATTCATCTAAAAACGCTTTGTTGTCTTCCAAATTAAATGGAGGGAAAAAAAAGTCGTACTCATATTTTCCATCAAAATTTATGATTCGTACAGAATACAATATTTGTCCTCTGTCTTTAGATTCCCCCAAAGATGCAATACTTGAACTATTTTGTTTGTTCTTATCACGGATATCATTGAGCAATTTAATAAATCGTTTACAATGGATTCTTAGTGTATTATAAGCTCCTTCTGTATCGGCTTTGTCATTAATATGTATATTAATATATTCTACAATCTTTTGATAATGTTGTTGCAATGTGCGTTGTAGCCGCGTAAGCTCCTCCGAATAGTTCGCAGTTGGGCGTTTGTATGGTTGCAATTTTTCAATTTGTTTCTCACTATCTTTTTTTACGTCAAACTCCGGAATCGCATCATCACCACTATAACCATTATCATTTAACCAACTATAAATATTACCTTCTAGTTTCATTATATCTGTAAAGCCGTTACCGTTATTTTTTCTAGCATAAATGTTTGTATAGTGAACATCTCCGTCGGGTGAAACAAAGTAAAAAATGATGATGTAAAAATCTTGTTTTTTTTTCAATGTAACTTCCGCTGATGATGTAGTTATTTCTTCCGCTGATGATTTAGTTATTTCGTTCTCTAATTTTGTAATTCTGTCTTCAACGTTGGTTGTTTCTACGTGACCTTTTTCTTGTGTAACCTTCAGTTCTCCATTACCATCAGTAATACCTTTTTTTATAATGAATCTTGTAGCGTCAGGATGTATTTCAATACTCTCAGTGCCAATCTTAATCACTTTGTGTGTACCCGTGCTCATTATAAATAATATATAATTATATTTTATATTATTTTGTACTTATATAAACACTAAACATTCTGTTTTAATTTTTCGCGAATCGCATGGGTTATTTGATTTTTAACGGATTTCTCGGTTGTTATACCAGGACCGTAAAATTTTTGGTTGTCAATACGGCTTGATAAATCTGCCTCTAATTCATCATCGTCATATTTGTCTTGGTCTTTATCTTCTAAAGTATGTTCACATGAATCCGTTGTACCATTTTCAAAATGTTCTAGAAAATATTTCAAATCTGTATTTTTTTCACCGCTGTCAATGTTGTCTTCTTTGTCTTTAATGTCTAAAATGTTGCCGTTTTCATCCGCTTTTATAAAAAATGTTTGTTCGCTATTTGTTTCGCTCATTATAATCTATTATTATGTTTATTTTTTGAATTATTTTTCTTACTTTTTTTATTTTTCTTTCTAAATGTTTTTCTTTTACCGCCTTTAATATTATTGATGTTGATTTGTTTTTTTATTTCATCTAATCTTTCATCAAAACTGTTGTTATTTTCTTGACTTTGATTGTCTTTATGTTCTCTGACTGTGTTTACTGCTTCTTTATATGTTTCTATTGCGTTGTTTAATATTTTTGCCTTTTTTTCCACATCATTCAAATAACCTTCAATGCTTGTTTCATTGACTAAACTGTGTTTGATAACATGTTCAATGTGCTGGTTTGGGGACGTGTCTCCGAATGGGTTTAAAGCGCCTCCTGAACTTTCATTGGTATTTTTTAATTCAAATATACCATCTTTATAAGTTACTTTATACGTGTTTGCAGTCATTATATACTATATAATGATTGTATTTTTACTTTTTATTTCTTCTTTTACCTTTATTGCTTTTTCTTCTATTGCGACGGCTTGAACCCTTTTGCTTTCTGCGAGAGCTTTTACGGCCTCTGGTGCGGCGTTTACCACCCTCTCCGGGTGGACCTGTTGGGTTGGCAACAACGGGCTGTCTTGTTAGGTTGCCATCACCGGGCTGTCCTGTTAGGCTGGCATCACCGGACTGTCCTTCTAGGTTGGCATCACCGGACTGTCCTTCTAGGTTGGCATCATTGCCTTGGTCATCATTTGCAGAAGTTTTCGTTGCATCTTCTTGTTCTTTTTTTAAACCGGCAACCGCGTTATCTATACGGTTAAGTTGAACCCCGTCTTTATTAATATCGCCGTACCCAGTTGATGTAAAACTCCATTCACCTGTAAATTTACTCATTAAACTATACTATATCCATACAAAAAGTTTCACGTCCCTTTCTTGACAAATGTGTCCAACTCAAAATATTTCCGATTTATTAATTTCTAAATACGTTGGTTCTCGGTCCATAATGGACAAATAAAACCCAATTTTGTTTTCAAAATTCCTAAATCCAATACAAAATTCTATTTTCGGTTCTTTAAAGCAAAATATATCCGACAACTTTTCCACTTCAAACGTCTCACGATTCAATATAACCACACGATGATAATATTCCCGTGGTTTCAATTCTTCGCTAAAGTGAATCACCGCCATTAGTCCATATTTCCCATCTTTTGCAAACGCAGTAGACCCTTTCATATGTTCAAATTCACGCGTCATTGGTTTTCGGATCACGATTTCCAATTTTCCTAAATAAGGCGTCTCATCATTTTCACAAATAATTTTCCCAATCTCTAAAGGATACCAATTGTATACAAACCCGTCACTCCCATCCGGCAACTCAATATGCGCCCAATTTTTCTCACACATCGTATCATAAGGCGGCTCAATATATTGCAAATCACGACAACAAAATCGTTCCACGTCGTATATTCCTCGTATCATCCGTATTTTATCATTATAAGACCAATTCACACTCGTCGCAATAAAATGAATCATACCCCCACTCACATATAACCGCATGTCTTCCAAGCCTTCGCTAAATGTACCGTGTTGGGTTGGCCACGATGGCGCCTCTTCTTCCATAATTATACCCGTAAAATCCGCATGCCAGCACACATTCCGCGTTTTAATTACGTTGGTATAATCAAAGAAACCATATCCCCCGTCGTCGTATATCCAATAATTCACATATCGGGTATTGCAATACATCACGCCTAAATAATCCACCACCGAAGTAGACATCGGATGAAATTTTGGAACATGAAAATGCAAATCCAGTGGTCTCATTGACGCATTCTTTTCTAGCAAACATTCATAGCCAAATAAGCGAGACAATACCATTGTGTCATTATGGTCCGCGTAATAATGTACCGGTTGCCATTGCCATTGCGTTTCCAAATACGCCATATAGTTGACTTCCCAAGACAGCACCCCTTGTTGGCTCTCTATAAACTCACTAAAGTGTTTGCAATACAAATTATAAAACTCGGCAATTGCGTTGACAGACCCCCACATAAAACATCCCAGAAATCGCCAATTGACATGGTTCGCAAACTCGTCGTCCATTTTTTCGCATTTTCCCCAACATCCCGGGACGTACATTTTGTCTCGCTGAGGCAAAAACAAATGCGAACAATATGCCGCGTTTCTCAGACGTTGTATTGTATTTATTCGGTCATGAAACAGCATCAAACAATGCGCGTCCATTAGTGCATAATAGGGAGTATCGTCCGTCGTCGCTTGATGCAAGCAATGGATTTTCAAATGCATATTCCATAAATGTTCGCGTGTGTCTTTGGTCGGATTTCTCTCGTATGGCAATTTTTCCAGAGATTCACTATAAAAACTCATTGTATTATACGACGGCAAAGGGCGTATTTTAACATGACGCGACGCAACAAGGGAAATGGAATCCGGTACAAACAATAAAAGTGGCAATTCGGTTGCCATCCAATCGTAAATAATGTCTATATTGGATGGTTCAAAAAAGCATATTACAAATCGGGTATTCATTATTATTCATAATGGCGCATATTTTAATTTGTTTTGTATATTAAGAATATATGTTGAATGACGATGTTTTGCGCATAATTGATTCATATTGCAATTTGCGGTGTGAATGGTGTCAGACGCGTATTAGTATATTTAGTGAGACATTTTTGTCTATAGACGGGTATTATTTTTGCGATGTGTATTGTGCTCAATATGTGGAGAATTTCATACTATAAAAAGTTGAATTATTAGACCATGAATACTATAGTACAAGTCCTTTATTTGTATAAACTATAAAATCCAAAATGAAGATGTCGTCTTTTATTGCAATGATATTTGATGTTGAAACCACTGGGTTGTTGCGTTTAAAGGGGTCTATAATGCCTCCGTTGCATACGTGTCCGCATATTTTGCAATGCAGTTATTTGTTATATGACATTCGCAATCGTGAAATTGTAAAAGTGGTGGATAATTATGTGAAATTACCGGAATGTGTGAATATACCGAATGAAGCCTCTGTAATTAATGGAATTACGCGTGAGGTTTGTGATACGAAAGGTAAGCCAATGATAGATATTTTAGAAGAGTTTTACAATGATTATCATCAAGCGCATATGATGGTTGCTCATAATTTTAAATTTGACAGTCGTATGATGGATATAGAATTTCAGCGTCATTGGCCGGCGTTGCAACAAAAGTGTCCTTATGCGTTGAATTTATTTTCGGATACCTATATGAAATCATTGCCTATGCAACATATTTGTACAATGGAATCGTGTACAAATATATGTGCGATTGTTTTTCCAAGCTCGCAGCCATTAGCCACAGATTCTCCACAAATGACACGATACAAATGGCCAACTTTGTTAGAATTGTATAAACATTTGTTTATGCAAGAACCGAATAATTTGCATAATTCTGTAGTGGATTGTATGGTATGTTTGCGTTGTTTTCTAAAGGTGTATGCAAATCAGCATATGGAAGATAGTGAGTTTGAAAAGGTGGTGAAACAATTGCTAAATCAATAAAAATAAAATCAAAAATCAATAAAAAACAAAACCCGACTTTTTTTTATGACGAGCACATTTCGCATATTTCATGGTTGTCGCTCGTGCGTTTTTCCGGCTCAATTGTAAATTGTTGGGCATTGTGTCTAGGTCGTCTGCGTAAATAATAAATACCGGTTTTCAGTCCTTTGTTCCAACTATAAAAATGCATAGAGGTCATTGTGCTATAGTTCGGGTCTTCCAGCCATAAATTCAAACTCTGGCTTTGGCATATAAATGCTCCACGGTCGGCGGCCATATCTATCAAGTCTTTCATGGGGACTTCCCATACAGTACGATAGCGTTCCCGTATTTCGGGGTCTAAGTATTCCAATGTTTGTATACTGCCATTATTGGCAATCATGTGGTTTTTAAATGTTTCATTCCATATATCTTTTTCCGACATTTCTCGCATTAAATATTTATTAACTAAAATGAATTCACCTGCCAATGTACGTCTACTATAAATATTACTTGTGACGGGTTCAATACATTCATTGTATCCCAGAATCTGAGACGTAGATGCGGTTGGCATAGGGGCCATAAGCAATGAGTTTCTCAGTCCATGTGTTTTGATGCGTTCTTTGAGACCGTTCCAATCGTATCGGTCTGGTACTACATTCCACATGTCAAATTGCAATATGCCTTTGGATGCGGGCGACCCTTGAAACGTTTCGTAAGGCCCTTCTTCTTCTGCCATTTGACACGATTCTTCCAATGCGCCGTGATAAATGGTTTCAAAAATATCTTTATTGAGTTGTTTGGCTTCGCTGCTAGAAAACGACAATTTCATCATAAAGAAAACGTCGGCCAATCCTTGTACGCCTAGTCCTATAGGTCTATGTCTAAAGTTGCTTCGTTTGGTTTTTTCGGTGGGGTAAAAGTTGATATCAATCACTTTGTTTAAATTGCGGGTGACCACGCGTGTGACTTGGTGTAATTTCTCAAAATCAAAGCTATGGTCTTCTGGCTTGACAAAGGCGGGCAATGCAATAGA